CGGGAGGTCGACAAGGTCAGCTATCGCAAGCTGGCGCCGCTGTGGCTGACGTCGCGGCACCGGCGCACCTATGACGGCATCGAGTTTCATCCCGATCCGAACGACGAGCCGGGCACGAAGGGTTATTTCAACCTGTGGCGCGGCTTCGACGTGACGCCGGCGCGCGACATGCCGCGGCGCGACCGGGTGAAGCGCTATGCGACCTTCGACGATCATCTGATGAACAACATCGCCGGCGGCGACAAGGGCATCTATGCCTGGCTGTTCGGCTGGTTCGCGCACATCGTGCAGCGACCGCGCGAGCGCATCGGCACGGCCATCGTGCTGCGCGGCGGCGAGGGTTGGGGCAAGACGAAGATCGGCGAGATCGTCGGCTCGCTGTTCGCCTCGCATTATTTCCTCGTCGACGATCCGCGTTACCTGGTCGGCCAGTTCAACGCGCATATGGCGAGCTGCCTGCTGCTGCAGGTCGATGAGGGCTTCTGGGCCGGCGACAAGGCGGCGGAAGGCCGGCTGAAAGGACTCATCACCGCCAAACAGCAGATGATCGAGGCCAAGGGCGTCGACCCGATCCGCCTCGAAAACTATGTGCGGCTGATGTTCTCGTCGAACGAGGACTGGGTGGTGCCCGTGGGCCTCGACGGCCGCCGTTATCTGGTGCTCGACGTGAAACCGACGCAGGCGCGCAACGCAGACTATTTCGGCGAGATGGACCGGGAGATGAGCGCCGGCGGGCGCGAGGCGCTGCTGGCGGATCTGCTCGACTTCGATCTGTCGAAAATCAACCTGCGCGACGTGCCGAAAACGACGCCGCTGCTGGAACAGAAACTGCGCTCGCTCGATTCGGTGACCTCGTGGTGGTTCGAGCGCCTGTCGGACGGCAACCTGACGCGGCGGCGCTCCGGCTGGGCGGGGGCGAAGGGCGCGGGCGGCTTCGTCGCGATCGATACGCTGTTCGACGATTATGTGCATGTGGCCGAAAAGGTCGGCGTGCGGCGCAAGTCGGAAAAGACCGCGTTCGGCATGCGCATGCGCAAGCTGCTCGAAATCGACCATGTGAGCTTGCTGCGCACCACGAAGCGCACCACCGAGGTCGAGGGCGCCGACGGCCACCTGATGCAGCGCCGGGTGCCCTGTTACGACATGCCGTCGCTCGACATCTGCCGGGAAGCCTTCGAGCAGGCGTGCGGGCAGTGCGTGCTGTGGATGACGGACAGCGAGGCGGACGATGCCGCCGAGGAGGCGCGGACTAACGAGAGCGAGGGGTTCCCGGATGAATGATGAATATCGGACGGCTGCTCCAAAATCGAGCGCGCGTTTTGCACAACGGTGCGCCTATCTGGCGGGACGGCTCAATGGTTGGGCGGGTGACTGCCTGATCCATCCCGACAAAGAAGTGTCGCCGGGTACGCTCGCCCGCTTCCTCGAGGAAATGCGCGAGCGGCTGGACTGGATCGAAGAGGATTTCGGGCCACCAAGGCCGCGCGGGCCGGAAACGCTTGGGGCGTGGCTTGACCGATATCAGGCGGTCGTCGCGCAGCGCCTCAACGACGCTGTCCATGCGCTAACCGGAGCGAGCGGGGGAGCTTCGCGTGAAAAATAGCCGGAGTCTCCCGCTTTCGGGCCGACCTGTCCGACCTTGGCGGCGACGAAAACCAAAGGTCGGACACCGAAAGCCCTTGTGCCGCAACGGTCGGGCCGACCTGTCCGACCTGTCCGACCTTTTTCCCGCGTGTGCGCGCGCACGCGCGTGCGAGCCGGGACGCAAGCGGCGGGAAGGCAGACGGCCCGTCCAACCTTTTTTCTTCTACTTTCTAAAAAAGGTCGGACAGGTCGGACAGGTCGGCCCGGACTTACTCCCGCAGCGGTTTTTTGTGTCCTACCTTTTTATTCCTATCGCCAAAGGTCGGACAGGTCGGACAATTGGAGGGTGCAATGGCTGAGACGAGCGAGAACGGACCGAAACTGCGGCGTGCGGCGCTGATCGCCCTCGCCAATGCCTGGAAAGGGCCTGCGCCGCTGCCGGCGCCGCCCGCGCCGCGCAAGCGCATGGGCGTCGAGGATCTGCTGCGCTGGGCCTATTGCATCGAACTGCCGAAACAGCCGCGCCAGGCCGGGCCGATGGGCATGCCTGTCGCCTGGGACAAGGTGGCGAAATGGATGGAAGAGCTGACGCTCACGGTCGGCGACGGCAACGGCTATGGCGTGGAGCCCGACCTGACGGCGGCGGATTTTCCCCATGCGGATGCGCTGGCGGTGCATGCGGCGATGGAACGGCTGGACGGGCTGCAGGTGGAAATGCCGGAAGGCCTCGACCTGCTGTCCGACCTGCCGGAGATCGAAAGCCATCATGAGGCGCTGGTGACGCGGGCGCTCGACCAACTGTGCGTCTTCGACCGGGAGGGGAGGCGCTGGCTGAAATCCTCGCCGCGCCGGCTGGTGTTCCGTCATGCGATCCTCGGCGGCTGTCCGGACTGGATCGTCGATGCGCCGGAGGTGAAGGCCGTGAGCGAATACGGCAAGGTGAAATGGTTCGTGCGGGAGGTCATGGTCACCGATGGGGCCTTCGGGCCGGTGAACGTCGAGATCGAGGTCGACGGATACGATCAGCGGCGGCATGTGCCGAAGCCGGGCGCCTATACGAAAACCGTCCTCGATCCCGATCCGCTGTGGGCCGTCGTCGGCCGGATGGAATATCAGATCTGGCGCAGCGCCCTGGATATGCTGGTTGAGGACCTGAGTGCGATGCTGCGCGACCATGAGGCCTTGGCGTCCACACGTCCGGTGCGGCCATGGGACGTGCCGGCGGGGCAGGGGCCGGCGGTGCTGGCCGATCTCAGCGCGTCCGGCGATGTGCGACTCGCGGCTTTCGTCAACGAAACAGGGAAAATGCGCGGTGGCCGCAAAATGACCGCTACGGGCAGTTGACAACGGCAGTTATTTGGAGGCATACCAGTCAGGCACAAAAAGGTTCGATCAACCCGCTTCGGAAACGAGGCGGGTTTTTCCGTTCCGGGAGACCGTCATGTGACCCGTCGCTGTCGATGCGCCGAACGGCGTCAGGCCTTGCGCGATGCGGGTGCTGCGCTTCTCACCGGCGACCGGGCGCGAGCGGCCCGCGACATCGGCTTCGTGGCGACATCGGCGCTCACCGATGTTGCATCCCTCGCCAGTTTCATCCGCAAGCGCGACAGCCGCAGGAAGGCCCGCTGATATGCAGGCGATGACGAGCGGCATCGTTCACTTCAGCGTGGATGTGCGCGAACTGACGCGGCTGGAACAGCGGCTGACGGTGATGCCGGGCCTGTTCCTGCGCGCTGCTGCCGAAGGTCTGAACGATGGCGGCGACAAGGTCCGCACCAAGGTCCAGCGCGCGCTGAAGGTGCAGACGGGCGTGAAGCTCTATCGCTCCATCACGTCGCGCATGCAGGCGTCGGGCCGAGGCTTCGCCCGCGCGAGCGCCGGCAACCTGACCTATCAGATCATCGCGACCGGCAAGGGCATACCGATCAGCGAGTTTGCCGCGCGCCGCACCGGGAGGGGTATTTCCGCGCCGGTGTGGGGGGTGGACCATCGTTTCAAGCGATCTTTCGCGATCGCAGGCAAGGGCGTGGAAGGCTTCCGCGCCCGCACGACATCGAAGCGCTTCCCGATCCGCAAGCTGTACGGCCCGGCGCTGCCGAAGGAGATGACCAAGGGCAAGATCCCTGCGGTGTTCTTCGGCGCGGTGCAGACCGACGTCGTGCCCGCAATCGGCGCGCGCCTCGTGAAGGCCTTCGGGTGACACCCGCGAGGCCCGGCGGGGAGGGGGGCACGTCGCGGGTCCTTCCCCAGATCCCCCAACCCCGCGCCGCCGCCGCAGCCCGGGGGTTTTCTAGTGGGCCGGGGTAAAAACAGGTACACGTGAGCGCACGCGATGACGCACGATAGCACGGGTCTCGTCAGTGTGACCGAGGCTGCGGCGCGATTGACCCGCGAAGGCGACAGGGTCGAGCGCTCGACGCTGTCGCGCTACATCACCAAACATGCCGATGCGCTGCAGCCGCAGACGCGCGGACGCGACACGCTGATCGATTTCGCGAAGCTGAAAGAGCATCGCGGCCAGAACATCCGCCTCGCCGATGCGAAGCCGCATGAGACGCAGCGCAGCCGCTCCGACGAAGGCGCCGCCAACCTGCGCGCCCAGCGCCAGTTGCGCGAACTCGATATCGCCGAGCGCCTCAAGACCCTGGCGCCGCGGGCCGACGTCGAGAACGCCGCCTATTCGGCCGTCGCGGCCCTGAAGACAGCCTTCGCCGGCGCCGTCAGCGACACGGCGGAAGCCATTGCCGCCGCATGCTCGACGGAAGCGCGCCTGGTGCGGCCGCATCTGCGCACGCTCGAGCGTCTCGCGCTCGAGGCCTTCGTCAAGGAACTCGCCAAGCAGGATTTCGAGCCGAAGGAACCGGCCGCCGCCTGATCCGGCAGGGGACAAGCATTCATGACCATGCCGCCTTCATCGGCGGACGCGCTGCGCAAGGAATATCCGGGCCTTCCGCACGGCGGCAAGGTCCTGTTCGATGCTTTGATCGCCGCGGCGACGCCCGAAGAGGAACTGACTGTCAGCCAGTGGGCCGACCGCTTCCGCAAGGTGTCCGCCGAATCCGGCTCCCGCTTTCCGGGCGACTGGTCCACCGATCGCGTGCCCTATCTGCGCGAGCCGATGGACTGCCTGCATCCAGACCATCCGGCGCGCTCGGTGCGGCTGAAGTTTTCGGCCCAGACCGGCAAGAGCGAGGTCGGCGTCTGCTGGTTCGGCTTCATCGTCGATCGCGCGCCGGGCCCGATGCTGACGGTGCTGCCGTCGCTCGACGAGGCCATCAAGTACAACCGCGTCAAGCTGCAGCCGACGATCGACGCCAGCCCGCGCATCCGCCACCGCGTGCGGCCGGAGAATTCCCGCGACGAAGGTGCGTCGACGACGTCGTTCAAGCGCTTCGCCGGCGGCTTCGACCAGATCGTGACAGCCTCTTCGTCGAAGGGCCTGCAGATGATCTCGGTGCGCTACCTCATCATGGAGGAGGTCAGCGAATATCCACTCGACACCGACGGCCGCGGATCGCCGATCGACCAGGCCCGCGCCCGGCAGAAGTCCTATGGCGACCTCGCCAAGGAATTCATCCCGTCGACCCCGGGCCTTGCCGGCGAATGCCGCATCTCCGACATGTACGAGGACGGCGACCGCCGCCGCTACTATGTGCCGTGCCCGCACTGCGAGACCTTTCAGGTTCTGCAGTTCAAGAACATGATGCCGCCCTGCGAGGCGACCAATCATCGCCCGGCCTTCGGCTGCGACGAGTGCGGATCGGTCATCGACCAGATCTACATGAACGCCATGCGGGCGAAGGGCCGCTGGGTTCCGACCCGCGTGCTCGAATTTGATTCACCGATCCCGGCGCTGATCAAGCCCGACGAGATCGAGCTTTATGCGGTGCCGCCCTGCGAAGGCCGGGTCCGCGCATGGCAGCCGTCCTATGCGATCTGGTCGGCCTATTCGCCGTTCGAAAGCTGGGTCGACATCTGGCAGCGCTGGATCGAGGCCAAGGGCAATCCGACGAAGGAAAAGACTTTCACCCAGCAGTATCTGGGCGAGGCCTATGATCCCGCCGGCGATGCGCCCGACTGGGAGAAGCTGCAGCAAGCGCGCAAGGCGTGGCGGAAAGGCGTCGTGCCTTATCCGGGCTGCGTTCTGACCGGCATGATCGACGTGCAGGGCAACCGCTTCGAGTGGGCCTTGTGGGCGTGGGGGCCTGGCTTCCAGGGCTGGCTCGTCGACCGCGGCGTCATCGCCGAGAATTATCTGTCCGATGCCGGATGGAAGCAGATCGACCAGCTCACGGCGCGGCGCTGGCCGACGGAATCGGGCCGCGAAGTCGACGTGATGCAGTGGGGTATCGATACCGGCGCGTTCACGCAGACGCTTTACGATCGCATCTCCGGCCGCCATGCGCTGCTGGCCACCAAGGGCGACAATCGGCCGAATGCCGCGCCATACAAGAAATCGCGCGCCGATATTCGCGATCCGCGCACCAACCGGCCGATCGTCGGCCGCCAGATCGACCTGGCGCTCATCGGCGGCTTCGACCTGAAGCTCGCCATTTACAGCGGCCTTGCCTCGCTTGTGAAAGGCCCAGATGAGCAGACCGGGCTTTACCAGGCCGGGACGCTGCATCTGCCCGACTGGATCGGCGAAGACGAGTTGAAGCAACTGACGGCGGAAACGCTCTTCGATCCGTCGAAGGAATCCGCCGGCAATTCGAAGCGCCAGAAGCTGGTGCGCGCCGTCGACAAGCGCGAATGGCGCAAGAAACCGCATCAGCCCAACGAGGCGCTCGACCTGGTCGTCGGCGCCAAGTCGCTGGCCTGGGGCGAGGGCGCCGGCCAGATCAACGGCAAACGCTGGCAGGAACTGGTCGCCGAGGCGCATGGCCCGGCGGAAGAGCAGGAAAAGGATTTGTTTTCGACGCCGCGCCTCGACGAGACGCCGGCGACGGACGCTCAACAGGCGCCCGACATCTACGACCGTTTTGCCGAACTCAACTCGTGAAGGTGTTTTGATGTCCGTTTCGCAAGCGCAACTGCAGACCAGGCTCGAGGAAGCCCGGGAAGCATTGCATCAGTTGGCGATCGGGCGTCGCTCGAGCGAGGTGACGGTCGACGGCTATATGGTGAAATACACCCGCGCGAACATCGGGGATTTGGAAGCCTACATCGTTAAACTCGAAGCCCAGTTGCGCGGCTGCTCCGGCGGCAATAGCGCCATCGGCGTGTATTTCGGCTGATGTCAGCCATCGGCCGCCTGCTGCATGCCATGATGCCATCGACGGTGCGCCCGATGTCCGGCGCTCCGCCGGCCTATCGCGCGGCCTCGACCATGTCGCAGGAAATGGCCGCCTACTGGCCTTCGTGGACGTCCGGCGACAGCGCCGTGCTGCCGAACCAGCGCCTGTCGCTCGATCGCGCCCGCGATCTCATCCGCAACGATCCGCATGCGACGTCAGGCGTCAATCGCATGCTCGACATGCTGGTCGGCGCCGGATGGATGCTGAACGCCAAGCCCGACGCGCGCGCCCTCGGTATCACGTCGGAACAGGCGCGCGACATCGGCAAGCAGATCGAGACCGAATGGAAGTTGTTCGCCAACGATCCGCGCCGTCGCAGCGATGCGCAGCGCATGCTGTCGATGAACGGCATTTTTCGCCAGCTCGGCCGCACGTTCGTCACCGGCAACGAGGCCACGGCGATCAATCAATGGCGGCCGCAGCCCGGCAACCGTTACGCCACCTGCGTGCAGACGGTCGATCCCGACCGGCTATCGAACCCGAACGATGCGCCCGATAGTAGGATATTGCGCGGCGGCGTCGAGTTCGACAGTTTCGGCGCGCCCGTTGCCTATCATATCCGCAATGGTCATCCCGCCGACTACTGGGATGCGCCGCGCTCGCAGCGCTGGGAGCGCGTCCCAAAGGAGACGGCCTGGGGCCGGCCTGTTTTTATTCACGGCTTCGAGCCGGAACGCGAAGGCCAGACGCGCGCCATCACCGCCTTTGCCTCGCTGGTCACGCGGCTGAAGATGATCGGCAAGTTCGCCGACACCGAACTGGCGAATGCGACGCTCAACGCGCTGTTCGGCGCCTATATCGAGTCCAATCTTCCGGTCGACGAGGTCACGCAGCGACTGGACCCGAAAGCGACGGGATTTTCCGAAAAGATTGTCGATCACTATACGAAACACGCGCTCACGTTCGGCGGCGTGCGTATGCCGGTGCTGCTGCCCGGCACCAAGGTCGCCGTCAACGCCTCGCCGCGCCAAACCACCGCCTTTCCGGCGTTTCAGACAGCCTTCCTGCAGTCGATCGCCGCAGGCCTGGGCATCTCTTACGAGCAGCTGGCCGGCGACTGGTCGAAGACGAACTATTCGTCGGCGCGCGCCGCGCTCAATGAGGTCTGGCGCACCATTAAGCGTTTGCAGGCGGTGTTCGGCGAGCAGATCGTCACGCCGATCTATTTTGCCTTCCTCGAGGAGGCGTTTGATCGCTCCTACATCCGCGTGCCGGCTGGATGCCCGGACTTCTGGGATGCGCCGGCCGCCTATGCGCAGACCCGCTGGATCGGGCCGGGCCGCGGCTACGTCGACCCGGTGAAGGAAGCGACGGCCAGCTCCCTGCGCATGGAGAATCTGACATCGACCCTCGAGGCGGAATGCGCCGAACAGGGCCTCGATTATGAGGAAGTGCTCGACCAGATCGAGCGCGAGGAACAGGAATTGAAGGACCGCGGCCTGACGCGCCAGGTCGCGTCGAGCGCGTTTCCGCCGGGTCACAACGGCGGCCCGCCGCTATCGGCCGATCCGGAAAAGCAGGAAGAA